TCCAGAAAAGATAAAAAATTATATCAATCATGCCATATATTACATAAGCAGGGTAGATATTACATCGTTCACTTCAAAGAACTCTTTGCATTGGACGGAAAAGAATCGAACATCACAGCCAACGATGTAGAACGTAGAAATACGATCGCTGGCTTGTTGCAAGATTGGGGACTGTTAAAGGTGCTTGATGCATCTAAGGCAGACCCAAAAGCATCACTCTCTCAGATCAAAGTGGTTAGCCACAAAGAAAAGGAAGAGTGGGAATTAGTGCCTAAATATAACATTGGCAAAAAGAAGTAAACTAAATCATCTTACATTTTGGAGATATCATGGCTGAACAAGCACAACAAACTATCAAACTCGAACTGACCATTGACGAAGTTAATGCAATTTTAGCATCGTTGGGTAAGCACCCTTTTGAAGCTATTTTCCAGTTGGTTAATAAGATTCAACAGCAGGGTTCTGCTCAGGTTCAGGCAGCAGAAGCTGCAGCAAATGCTGCAACAAGCACTGTAGCCCCACCAGCAGTTTAACTAAATAGTTCTTGTCCCATCGGGATGGGAACGTAAAGGCTCTTCTACCTTAGGAGCGTCTAACGCTGACAGTACGTAAAGCTGTCCCTGTACCACAGTAAGCAGGATTTTACGATATGCCTTCGGGGTATCATTTTAACTACTCGCTTAATAGGAGAAAACAATGTTGAATAACATTAACACCGCTATCGACACTTTCCAAAGTGTCAAAACTAAATTCGTTGAGACGCATGTCAAAAACGAAGAACTCAAAAAACCCCTTAATGCCTTTATTGCTGCACAGTCTTCCTTTGCGAAGACTGTAGCTAAATCGTATAATGACTTCTTCACTGCCTTGGGTGTGTCCGCATACACCTTTGATGCGAAGAAAGCATTTACGAAACAATAAGGAGATTGACATGGGAAACAACTTCATCCCCACATTCTGGGGCACTAAAGACATGGACAAATTTCTTATCGGCTTCGATGAGCAGTTTAATCGTTTGCAGAAATTCCATGACGACATGTCCAAGAACATCCCTAACTATCCACCATACAATATCGTCAAGAAAGACGAGAACCACTACACCATTGAGTTGGCTGTTGCTGGTTTTGGTCAGTCTGACATTGATATCGAAATGGAAGATGGTAAGTTAGTTGTTCGTGGCAACATCAAGGCTGAAGAAGCTGAAGATAATTTCTTATTCAGAGGCATTGCAAATCGTGCGTTTTCTCGTGCGTTTGTTTTGAACGATGAAGTAGAAGTTAAAGACGCAGAACTATTCAATGGCATGCTTAAGATTTTCTTGGAGCGTTTGATTCCAGAACAAAGAAAGCCAAAGAAAATTGCAGTCAAAAACGGCAAAGGCAAACAATTGTTACAGGAGAATGCTTATGAGCAAGCTGCTGAAAAGTTGTAAGCAAATCCTCGTTGGTATTGCTGAAGGTATCCAATCCTTCAAACTCTATAAAAGAGGCAAGGTGAAGTAAAGTAAGGAAGTCTTCGGACTTCCTTTTGCTCATAAATAGTAGTATGGGCAATAAAGCAAGATACTTTCCGAACATGACTACCTTCACTACTGTGCGTAGAGGAGAGTGGCGTTTCAAGGTATCTGTTTACAGTAACAAATTTGTATTGATTGTTGCACAACACATTTATAACGGAGATGCATTTATACGGTACTTTGATAAGTTTATAACTGCATCGAACTTTATAGATAATCTAGTTGAACAGGATAAAACATGACAGTGAAAATTTTTAAGATGATCAATGGCGAAGTAATGATGGGTGATGTTACTTATACTAATCAAGAATATTACATAGTACATGAACCAGCAGCAGTAATGTTGCAGGAACGTGATGGTGGTATGGGAATTGGTATTGCTCCATACATGCCATACGCAGAAGGTAAAATCACAATTCGCACTACAGCAATTGCTGCTGAAGGTGAACCTGATCAAAAACTTACAAATGAATACAACAGACTCTTTGGATCTGGTATTATTATTGCAAACGTGATTCCAAAATAATCCCTTTACTTTTATCGATCCTTCAGGTATAATAGTTATATCTGGAGGATTTTTCATTATGTTCATGTTCGATATCGAGACTCTTGGAACAGAGTCCCACAGCGTTATCTTGTCTGCTGCCCTTACTCACTTTGAGATCGGCACTGATTATACCTACGAACAACTACTAGACAATTCTATATTCGTCAAAGTGGATGTTCAATACCAACTCAAAGAACTAAAACGTGTTGCACAAAAAGACACCATTGATTGGTGGTCAAAGCAACATGAGTATGTACGTGGTGTTAGTTTGAAACCAACTGACTTGGATATGTCTCCCTTGGAAGCAATTCGTGCACTGCGTGACTATGCTGCACAGTTCCCAGAGAAAGATCAAACAGTTTGGGCACGTGGTTCTCTTGACCAAATGTGTATTGATTCTTTGACAAGGCAACTTGACCAAGAGCTAATTTTCCCGTATAATAACTGGAGAGATATGCGCACTGCCATCGACTTGTTAAAAGATACAGGCAAGAACGGCTACTGCGATATCATTCACCCTACTTTTAAATCACACAACGTCATTAAACATCACCCAGTGCATGACTGTGCTCTTGATATAATGATGTTGATCTATGGAAAATAATGTATACAAACGTCTATCAGTATGGCAGCAAGATGCTGGTTCGTGGTTATGATACCAAGGGCAACCAGTACAAACGCAAAGAAGATTTTCAACCTACAATCTTCGTTCCTTCAAAGACACCAACCGATCACAAAACACTTCAGGGTAATTACGTGGCATCGCTGCATCCTGGAACGATGCGTGATACCAAAGACTACATTGATCGTTACAAAGACGTAGAAGGCTTTGAGATCTACGGCAACAACAATTACGTTGCTCAGTATGTTTCCGATAACTTCAAAGGTGAACTCAAGTTTGATATCGAGAACATTCGTATCTGGACTATCGATATTGAGACCAGCACTGAGTCTGGTTTCCCAAACATGAAGACTGCCAACGAAGAAATCCTACTCATTACGTTGCAAGACAATGCGACAAAACGAGTGATTACCTTTGGTAGCAAACCATACGTCAACACTGACAAGAATGTTCAGTATCGTTATTGCACGAATGAACTTGATCTGCTAAGAGAGTTTATCAACTACTGGTCGTTGAATACACCAGACGTTGTGACTGGTTGGAACTGCAATCTGTTTGACATTCCGTATCTTATCCGTCGCATCGATGTAACACTTGGTGATACGTACAGCAAGCGATTGTCGCCATGGGAAAGCATTCGTGAACGCACAATCAATATTCGTGGTAACGAAGAAACTGCTTACGACATTCATGGTGTTGCTGTTCTTGATTATCTTGACCTGTACAAAAAGTATACTTACACTACGCAGGAATCGTATCGCTTGGATCACATTGCATTCGTTGAACTAAACGAGCGCAAGAAAGAAAATCCAGGTAACTCATTCAAAGAGTTTTATACTGATTACTGGAAAGAGTTTGTTGAGTATAACATTCAAGACGTAGCATTGGTTGATAGACTCGAAGACAAGATGAAGTTGATTGAGTTGCAAATCACCATGGCTTACAATGCCAAGATTAACTATGAAGATGTGTTTTCGCAGGTGCGCATGTGGGATGCTATCATCTACAATCACCTGCGTGACAAAGGCATTGTTATCCCTCAGAACAATTCCAGTCGCAAAGACTCTCAGTTCGAAGGTGCGTATGTTAAAGATCCCATCGTTGGTATGCACAAGTGGGTTGCTTCCTTTGACTTGAACTCTCTATATCCTCACCTGATTATGCAATACAATATCTCTCCCGAGACTTTGCTTGCTGGTAAGATGAATGTTACTGTTGACCAGTTGCTCAACAAAGAGATCAACACCACGATGTTGAAAGAACAAAACATTACGCTGACTGCTAATGGTGTATCGTATACCAAAGACAAGCAAGGGTTCATGCCAGCTTTGATGGAAGAGATGTACAAGAATCGTTCTCGTTTCAAGAAGCAGATGTTAAAGATTCAGCAGGAGTTTGAACATGATAAAAAGAACAACGATCTGCGCAAAGAGATCAGTCGGTTAAACAATCTGCAGATGGCCATGAAGATTGCCTTAAACTCTGCTTATGGTGCCATGGGNAACCANTACTTCCGCTACTTTGATATNCGTATGGCTGAAGGTATTACTACCAGTGGTCAGTTGTCNATTCGTTGGATGGCAAACAAGTTGAATGCGTTTATGAACAAGACGCTAAAGACNAGNGGNAAAGATTACGTGATTGCAATTGACACTGA